TTTGAACGGGTTTGAGGTTAAAGTAGGCTGCCAAACGCTTGTTTTCACGGATGTTACTGAAATGTTAAAGGAAATCAGACGATATTTGAAGAAACCAGAGGAAGTTGAGAAGGAATACCTTGAAAAAGCACTCAATGTGAAGCATATGGTGCCAGGGATCGCACTAGCGACTCAATATTATGCATCGCCAGGGGGATCGACATCGGCATCGCCACAGGCATATCCTCCTTATCCCAATTATTCAGCTTCGTGGACGACCTGCGCCGCTACCAATACTGCAAGTTCACCTGGTTTAGGCAATGACTAGTTATATTAAGGTCAAATTTAAGGTTGGAGAGGATTGGAGAGATGTTTGGTTGATGGAGGAGTCGATTGTGCCGAACATTTTGAGTAAAATAGCCTCAATTATGGGTGCTGATGAGTTCAAAGTGCTGCAATTGGAAGCAGATGGACCGGAGGAGGTAAAAGATGCCAGGAATATCGACTCTTGTATGCCCTGATTGTGGTAGAAGCCTATCTCCGCTGTATGTACAGAAGAAAGCAGTGCAGATTGGCCTCCATTGCCCCGGATGCGATGAAAAATGGCTTGTGACCGAGGTTTCGACTGAAGTTTTCTTGATGCGGTTGTATGATACGTACAAAGTGCCATACCTTGAGATCGTAAAAGAAGCGTAAAGGAGGAGTTATGATTGTGGATGATGTATTTCCAATGCATGACAAAGTTGGTACAATAGCTGGGATTGAGGCTGTATTTGACCGCGTTGTACTGCGAAGGGACGATCCGTACAAGAAGTACAAGGAGGCCGGGCTTGAGATTCCAGAGACTGCATTTACTGAGAGGCCGGTTATATGCACTGTTCTTGGGATTGGGCCGGATTGCACGGTTAAGATATCGGAAGGCGAGCAGGTCTTGGTGGGAAAGTATGCGGGGACGGAAGTAGAGATTTGGGATGAAAGGATTCTGATTATTAGGGAAAGTGAGATCCTATGCAAGATAAAGGCAAACTGACAGTTCAATCCGTTGGGTGGGATTTGCCCCAGTGGGAATCTCCGTTTTATAAGAAACAGAATGAAATTATTATGGCGGCTCTTGAGAAGACTGGGGCCTTTTTCCCTTTTCCCACATATACCCACGCAGAACCAGAGAAAAAGTCTCTTAAGAAACCTGCGTTAAAACCCGGAGACGACTGGTGGATTGAACTATGAGCGATGAAGAGAGACTTGTTGAGTGGACTGGGGACATAGATTCAGATGATACTCCAGGTGATTACTATGAGGAACCAACCGAAAAGATGAAGGAACCGTTTGCCAAGATAGTAGCAAGGTCAAGGGCCAAGTGGAAGGCAGGAGAACCACTTACACCCAAGGAGAAGTGGGCCTGGACACACGCGAATAAGCACCCCGGTTTAATGGCTAGAACCGGGCCACGCAAGTCTACGCTTGCTCTTTTGGATAAAATCGTTAAACTCCAGGTCGAAGAGGGTCTGTCATATTCTGAGCTTGCGGACAGGTTGGAGAAATCGCCCACAACGATTGCTCACGTAATTGGGCGACATGATCGGGAGTACCGCAAGGCCCTCGATCGTTTGGCTGAAGATGCGTCTAGGGATGCGGGGATACGTCGTCCAGTGATATATGCGAGATTGCTCTCTCTGTATCAACGAACGGCCCTCCGCTCGGCCCTCATAACCGATGAGATTATGATGGATCCGCAGCAACCCGGGGGTGTTAGACTAAAGGCGGCAGAGAATGCAGCTAAGATGTTCGACATGGGGAAGGAAATTGGACAAACGGCACAGCAGTCACCAAGTCAGGAAACCATTCAGGCCATCAAAGACACCATCGGGGTCATGGCAAGGCTACGTGCGCTTACGCAGTCTACCACTATTGAAGCTGAAGTTGAGGTTGTCAATGAAACTAGCACTGATTAAGTCCCTGATTTGGGTGGGGTTAAAGTTGTTTGATTGGGGGATGAGTCTGGCTGATAAGTGGAATCTAGAGGATTCTATCTGGATTGAAGTCAATGACTTACGATAAAGTGTCCATTTTTCAGGACGATGATGACGATCCTGAAAATCCCTTTGATGACATCTGGGACATGGATCCAGATCCACCTACGAAATGAGGTGAAATATGCATGATGTTCAAGTAAAGGCGTATACGACCGATGCGGAAGACGAGAAGAACACGAAACATCTGTTGGTTACGTCATTTAGGGCACCAAGGGCAATTAGGATAATTATCTCAACTAGTGAGGATGAGGTTATTCTTGCGGTTGAGGATAGTGGTAAATTGAGTGAGTTATAAAGGAGGAATGAGTGCCACCAAAGTCTAAAGCGCAGGCGAAGTTTATGAGGGCAGTGGCGTCTGGAAGTATCAAGAGGAAGGGGTTAAGTAAGGCGGAGGCGGCGGAGTATGTTTCTGGGCATTCCACCAAGAGACTCCCGGAACACAAGGGAAAGAAATACGATAAGAAAGGAAAAAACCGATAGACCAAGCATCTGTTTGCCCGGTTTGTAATCAGGATCATGAAGAAGTTCGTGGTCTCTGCCGCAGCTCTCTTTTCTTTACCGCTAGGACAATATGCGGATTCACTGATATGACGCCGGAGTTCCACGGGCGTCTTGCTGCATGGGTGGAGAAGAATATTGCCGATAACGATAACAAAATGATGGTTTTGGCTCCCCGGGTCGTCTATAAGACTTCCCTCCTTACTATCGCCATGACCCTATGGTTAGTCATTAATAACCCAGAAGTTCGTATCCTGATCGTGCAGGCGTCTGCCGAGAAGGTGAAGGAAGTCATGAACGCGATCAAGGGTACGATCAAATCATGGGCCTTCACTCACTACTTCCCGGAACTGGTACCCCAGAAGGACGACCGCTTCAGCGAGAAGGCTATCGAACTCCCACGCGTCGGGATTTATCCCGAACCCACCATATCGGCCCGGGGGGTCGATTCTGTCATAACTGGAGGACACTACAGTGTTCACTTATTTGACGATGTTGTTGATGAAACTGCTGCATGGTCAGAAGTTGACATGGAACGTGTTGTACGTTGGTTCAGAAACTCTTCTCCCCTGTTCGTCAATCGTGAAAAAGGAATTAGAATCGTGGTCGGCACTCGCTGGGCTATGCAAGACCTCTACCAGCACATTATCGACTCCGGAAATCACAGAACTTGGATTGTCGGACCCTACCTCGATGATGACGCCAGAAAACTTGGATTCTCTGGGGATGACGGCGCTCTTTTATTCCCCGAAGGGCTCGGTAATAGAACCATTGAAGGGTATCGGGAAGAAATGGGGGATGTGTTTTTCTCCTACCAAATTCTCAACAGACCTGTGCCCGAGGGACTTCTTAGATTTCACCAAGAAGGAATCAAGTACTATAATTGGAGGACCTACCGAGAAGTACTGGTTGCAGAAGAAGAAGACTTTGCTGTAAACCCAATGTTTCTCTCGATGTGCGTCGATCCGGCAATTGGTAAGACAGCCGAGTCAGACTACTTTGCGATTACGGTCTGTGGCTGGGACCGCATTAAGGCAAAGGCATTCTGTTTTGATTTTTATGAGGGACGCCTTGACCCCAGACTGCAGGCAATGAAGATTATCGAGATGCACAAGAAGTGGAAACCCAATAAGACTGGGATTGAGTCGGTTGGGTATCAGTTTGGCTTGGCGGCATTCGTCAAGGAGTTTATGCGTCAGGAAGAGTATTTCTTTTGGATAGAACCACTTAAACCAAAGCAGGGCGCCGGAAAGAACAAGAAATCAGAGAGAATCGAAGGATTGCAGCCATTTGTGATGAATGGGCAGATGTATTTTTCTCGTCAGCATGGACCTATAATCAAGCAACTATTAGGGTTCCAGCCTCGGCCTGATGGGTCTACCGGTCTCAAACACGATGACCTGATTGACTCCCTCGCGTATCACGTTCCTTATTGGTCCGGTAAACCCATCAGCCATAAACCAGACTACATTGACGATGATGAACTAGAAGATTGGACAACCAGGGACAGGGGCAAGACTGTCGCTGAATACGGACTGGAGAATTGATGGATTATGGCCCCGTGAAACTCATTGAGGTAGAATGGGATGATGCTGTCCAGGCGGCTGGGTGGCACTATTCCGGTGAGGAACTAGCCAGTCTTGGTTTCAAGCGCGGTTTCTCATATGGACTATTGTTAATGCAAACCAGTAGGTATATTTGGATTGCTGGGGATGTGATGCTTACGCTTGGAGATTCTGGGAAGGTTGAGGTCCACGCCACTGCGCGCCCAATGAAGATTCCGAAGGGAATGATTAGACAGTGGCACGTTATCAAGGAGATCAAGAAAAACAACATTTTTGCAGAGGAGGACTCAGATGAAGGAGACAACGCTGCTGACGGACCTGGGGAAGTGGCTGGAGGACAAGTCAGTGGGAAAGTACGTAGTGATGAGAAGCCACAAGGGCGGAGTCGGGGTGGGGATCGAACAAGTGGTAAAACTGCACGAACTCGAAGATGAGGTGGCTCAGATGATTAGAGAGCTGGTCGCCATTCTTGGGGCACTTCGAGTGAATATCATTTGCAATGTAAACACGGCAGAGCCGGATAGAATTGAAATCTTTAAGATCAGGGGGTGAGCATGGCTAACGTTATTCCTGTGAAACATATTGAATTTAAAGATCCCACAGAGCGTCAGACGTATGGAATGAAGCTCAAGAAGCAGATTGAGGATGCGCTCAGGGACCGCCAGGGCTATGACAAGATGCGCACCGACTGGCTCAAGCAGTATGACGGAAGGATGGAGCGCCTCGATAAACCCGCCGGGTGGCAGGCGAAAGTTGATATCTCGACCACCCGTGAGGCCATCCAGGCGGTGCGTGCCCGACTGGTCAATCCGGTCATTCAGCAGGATAAGGTCATGGTGGGGCAACCCAGGAAGCCCGAATTTGAGGACTTTGCCAAGCAGATTGAGGCATTTCTTGATTACGCCTTTGACCAATTTGATAATCAGCGACTTTTCATGGAAATGGTTGAAAACGCAGCAGTTTACGGGATGGGTATTATCAAGACCCCATTTCTGATTGAGCAAAGGACGGTCAAGGAGTGGCAGGAGGTTGATGTTCCGCTTGCACCGCCCCCGGGGATGGGTGATATGCAGGGAGAGTCCGGCATGCCTCCCGGCGGTGGAATGGAAATGCCTCCGCAGGGTGGGATGGGTATGCCTCCCAGCGGTGGTGGGATGGAGATGGGGCCTCCCCCGGGAGAAATGGGGACTCAGCAGTTTCTTCCAGACATGGGGATGATGCCACAAACTCAGAAACAGATGCAGGAAACAACCCGCACATACGATGAGCGGGTCGGTGTTTTCCCTTTACTGGTTCCTCCGACAGATTTCATCTATCCAGCTACAGCAGTTGAACTTAACACTGCAAAGTTCTTAAGTCATAGGGTTTATCTTGATGAGGGTACTATAAAATCTAGGATTAAGGACAGGGAGTATTATCCGGTATTCGATAAACTTCAGAGGACCGGTGCGGTTGATGAACTTACCAAGACTAGGGAAACCCTCATTGGACTTGACATCAAGGGCGATCGCTTTGATATTCACGAAGTCTATACAAATGAGGACTTTGATAAGGATGGTATCGACGAAGACGTAATTATAACCATTGATTACAGCAGCGGTACAATCTTGAGGGCAATCTACAATTATTATCACGACTTTAAGCGTCCGTTTATTGTTCTGTACTGGGAAAAGCGTCCTAACTCCATGGATGGGCAGAGTTTATGCTACGTTCTCCAGAACTTGCATAGAGCATATACGGCTATCATTTGTATGATATTGGATTCAGGGACGTTAGCTAACAAGGGTTGGTTTGTGGCAACCACTGACAACCAACTTGTTGATCTTTGGAAGAGTCAGAATTTCACAATGGGAGATGCGCTTCTGATGAACTCGCTCCCGAAGGAAAGCACAGAAGTCTTCACAATGGGCCAGCCCCAGACCAATCTTCTGGAAGTTGCTGCAATCATTAGAGATCACATCAATGTTTTGGCGGCCATTAATCTGTATAACCAGGGACAGGAGCAGATTGATCGTCCAACCGCCACCGGGCAATCCCTGCTTGTTGAAGAGGGCAAACAGCCGCTGTATGAGAAGTTGGAACTTGTACGCTGCGCTATCTCCGAACTGGCGCTCCACATCCTTGCTCGTAACAAGCAGTTCTACCAGAACGTCGTTAACTATAGTCAGTTCGTCGATCAGCAATTGATGCCGATGTTGCTGCAATTCCCGCCCGGATTGATTGAGGATCAGGTTCTTCTTGAGCCAAAGGCGTCCAGCGCCATGCTCAGTGAGAATACCCGCAAGCAGGAGCTTGTGGCGCTTCTTGACCGGATTGGGGCTTCTCAGAAGACAATCCTTGACTTCTTGACTCAGGGCATGCAGGGAGCGGCTCAGGGACTTCCACTCGGGATGGTTGCGGCTGGGTTTGCTGATGCATACCAGATCCTCCTTTCTCGGATGCTGAAGGAATTCAAGGTTTCGAAGATTGAGGAGATCAATCCTCCGGTTCAGGCAATGATGCAGGTTGGTCAGTTCTATCAGCAGATAATCACGCAGTTGCAGCAACAGGTTCAACAGCAGGAGCAGCAGATGCAGCAGATGCAGGGACAAGTCCAGCAGGCTGAGCAACTTGCAGCGGTTGCGACAGGGCAGAATGAGGAGTCTGCGGGAAAGGTCAGGGATCTTGATTTTAAGAACCGCATGATGCAGATGAAGAGCGAGGGGCAGAAAATGCAGAGTCAGGCTGAGAAGGCTGAACAAAAACGGGAGAAATAATGGCTAACTATCAGAAAATAGACAAGTTACGTAAATATGAGGGGTGGAAAGATCTGATTGATCATTTCAGGCGAGAGGCTGACTTATCGCTTGAGAGTGCAATTACTACAACTGATGAGAAGCAGAAAATACGTTATTTGAACGTATGTGAGGTTTATCGGTACGTAATTTCGTTTCTTGAGAGAGAACCACTTGACAACGTCGAAATAATACCTTAGGTTGACACGGATGGAGGAATTATCATGGTTGAGATAACTGTCGCGCCCGTAAATGAGGTAAGCGCGTCATTAACCCCGCAGGCACCGCCGGAACCCACGCCACAACCGCCTGCACCAGTAACCCAGGAGCCACAGGTAGAGGCAGAGCCAGAGGGCTTATCGTGGATCGACAATTTGGGAGAAGCTCCGGAACCGCCTCCGGGGGCATATCAGCCCCCGCCGTATGTTCCGATGCCGGTCCCGCAAGGATATCCCCAGCCTGTACCCTACCAGTCAGCGCCAGCACCTGTACCGACTCCTGCCGAATTGATCAATGCATTTGTCAAGGACCCGAAGGGATTCGTGGCGGATGTGGCGAAACAGATGGCGGCAGAACAGGTGGCTCCATTTGTAGAAGCCGTACGGGAATACGTTCAACTTTCTCAGAGAGAGAGGGTGGTTCAGTCTGTGGCCGGGTCTAGGGAAAGATTGAGGGAGTATGCAAGGGGCGATTCGTCACTTACAAATCCAGTCATTGCGCAGCATGTGAATAACTATTACAGTTATTTCATCAACAACGCAATGCGTGGAAGTCCGGAAGCCATTGCTGCCCTTAACAATCCAATGACTCCATTTTTGGTTAGTCAAGCATCTAAGGCAAGGGCTGGTGCGCTAGGTAGTTCAGCCGGGCCGGTTCATTATGCCGGTGGTCGTCTGGAGGGCCGCTCCACTGTGGGACCGCAGCCAGCGACTAACTTAGATCCCGTTACCCAGGAATTGGGAACTCGTTGGGGACTAAGTATTGAGAAGATGCAGCAGAACGAAGCTGAAGCTTTGAAGTATTCTAACCAAAAGTAAGGAGAATA